ATCCACACTCACTACCAACCCCCTGCCGCCGTCGATTGGGCCGTCATGCGTAAGTGGGCACAAGTTATGCACGTCTCGTCGATTGAGGCAGCGATCAAAACAGTCGATCCTGGCCGCTCCTCCTACACTCAATTCCTCGACTTATGGGACACCTGCGCCGACTTCGTCTGTGACCGCTGCGGCGAGTCCTTTGGCGATGTCGGCAAGTGGGACGAGTCCCGCGCCATCTGTTTCGACGGCCTCACCGGCCTCACGCGCATGGTCATCTTCTCCACTGTCGGCTCGCGCCCCTTCCTCTCACTCCCCGAAATCGGTGGCATCCAACAACAGATCGAGGGTTTCATGGACCTCGCGTGGGGCGGCACGAAATGCACCAGTGTCCTCCTCGCCCACATCGAGCGCGAGACTTCCCCTCTCACTGGCCTCTCCACTCTCACCACTGCGACCATCGGCCAGAAACTCGCCCCGAAACTCGCGCGCAAGCCCGACGAGATCATTGTCGCCGAGTGCATCGACGGCAAGTACGTCTGGAACACGGAGGAGGCGGGCCGTGGTCTCAAACGTCGCCGCCTTCCCCTCTCCGCTTCTCTCGCCCCAGACTTCGCCCAACTCTTCAGATAAGGAGCACTCCTCTAGTGAACACTTCTCGCCACGCCATCGTCGCGTCAATCGACCACGCCGAAGCTACCGCCGCGAACGCCGAGTTCGAGGCCGAGCTTCCCAAGTTCTGCAAACTAATCGGCGTCACCCCCGCCGTCCTCAACGCCCTCCCGATCCCCACACTCCAACTCCTCATCACCATGCGTATGTTTAGACTCCTCTCGGACAAAATCCGTGAGCTTGACGCACGTACTGCCATCCCGTCGCTCTCTCCCTCCTCCTCCACCACGGAGCCCCTCCAGTGAGCACACTTCTCTCCTCCGACCCCTGCACCGACATCATCCTCGACTTCATCGCGGGCGGTGTCCCTGACAACCAGTCCGGCGAGTCCGCTGGCAACTACAACGCCACTATCGGCGACATCGAGGGCCGCACGTACGGCGACCTCTCCGTCCGCTCCCTTGCCGACATCTACTCCTGCATGGACGACATGATCGCCCGCGGCCTCCCCTCCACTGCGACAGGGCGCTACCAGATCATCCGGCGCACGATGCAGTCGCTTCAGTCTCACTACCAGCTTCCCGACTCCACCCTCTTCACCCCCGCCCTTCAAGACAAGTTCGCTGTCCGGCTCCTCGTCGGCCGTGGTTACTCTGCGTGGTGGCGGCACCATCTCACCGACATTGAGTTCGCCCACGGTATCTCATGTGAGTGGGCATCGCTCCCCGACCCTGAACGCTCTGGGTCCGCAGGGCGCACAAGTCACTACGACGGTGTCGGCGCAAACCACGCCTCAACCACTGTCGGACACGTCCTCGACATGCTCACGCGAGCGCGCGACGCCATGCTCGTGAAACCATGAGCGCCGCGTTCACCGAGTCCGAACTGAACTGGATAAAGTCAGTCCGGCTCGCAGACATACGCGTAGTCGAGGGCCATCTCACCATCCACTTCCACGCTTCAGACGAGTACGTCGCAAAGCAACTCCACAATATGCTTGACGCGCTTCGTCTGCCACCGAGCACAACCCCGTGCAACCCCGACTGAAAGGAACACCACTCGTGCAGTCCTCATCTCTCTTCGATGTCAACTCGTTCCTCGAAACCACCCACAAAGGCCAACTCGATACCACCTTCGTTCTCCCTGACCCCGGCGACTACCTCGCGCAGTGCCAACCTCTCACCAAAGACAGTCTTCGCTCCGGCACTATCGGCTCCGACAAAGCGCGCGCCGGTGAGCCGTGGGCCGCACTCGAACTCCAATGGGAACTCACTGACGACACTGTCCGCACGAAGATGAACATGCCGAAGGTGCTCGTCCGGCAGAGCCTCATGCTCGACCTCACTTCCACCACTCCCCCCCAACTCGATTGGGGCACCAACCGCAACATGCGGCTCAAGCGTCTACTCGACGTGACTGGCCTCAACAAGCAGAAGAATTTCTCCATCAGCGCGCTCGCCTTCGCCACTGCACTCGTCCACGTCGAGCACCGCCCCGACGCTAACGACTCCGAGATCATATACGCCGAAGTCACGCGCGTCACGTCGCCCGACAAGGCGCGTCTCCGCGAGGCCGCGCAGTGAGCGCCGAGCGCCAGCGCCCGTCGATGACGACACTCGACGGTCCCGAGCCCCTCCGTCCACCAGACGGCTACGGCAACCACGCACGCGAGGGGGGCACTACGCCCCCCGACGCGGGACGCACGATCCTTACCAACCTTCGCTGCCCTGTCTGCACCACCAGCTTTATCGCGTACAAAGACCAGCTTCAAGAAATAGGCAACGGCCGTACAGTCGTCGTCTCTCCCTGCTGCACCGCTGTCGTCGATTGGAGCAACGTCGTCCCGGAGAACACCCCCCCTCCTTTCCACATGACCGTCGCACTCTGGAACGGCTACCTTAAATGTGTCTCCACATCACGCGGCCCAACTCTCATCCTCTTCGACCGCGACGTGCAAGCTCTCCTCGAACTCCACTCATTCGCGGAGAAGCTCAATGCCAGTTAGTCCGCGTATGAGTCGCTACTTCTACGAGTCCGCCGCTGAGCGTGCCACGCGTAGAGACGACGCGCTCCCTCCTCGCGAGCCCGACACTCCTCTCGACATGGCTATCGGCCCATTCCGACTCACTCATCGCACAGTCGCCGACGCATGGCGCTGGCACCGCTGGTGGAGGCGCCCCAATGCCCGCGTTTAATCACAAAGACGAACTCGCATCTCGCTTCGTAACGTACATCACACCGTGGCTAAACTCCGTCTCTCCCTCTCCCTCCGACTTCGCTCAATTCCACTACGCGCTCGACAGCCTCCAATACCTTCTCTCCACCGACCGCGCTGGCTGGAACATGACTGATCCACCACTCGTCTCTGACACGATCCGCTGCCAACACGACAACTGCTCCGCAACGTGGCGCACTCCCGACGCGTGCCTACTTCTCCTCAACGGACGTTGGTTGTGTCGCGCTCACCACCCTCCATTCTCCAGCCTACCGCCTCCTGGCTGGATGCCTCCGCGCTCATGACTCGCTGGATCGAAGACGGCAACCCTGCCGCCCCTATCTGGCTCGTCGGCGAAGCTCCCGGAGAACGTGAAGTCGAGTCGGGCCACCCGTTCAGTGGCCCGTCCGGCTTCCTCCTCAACGAGATGCTTCGCGAGGCCGGACTTGACCGCTCCCAATGCTTCGCCACGAACGTCTGCCACGTCCGCCCCCCCTCCTACCTCAAGAACGGAAAGCTCATCCACAATGACATCGAGCAGTGGTTCCTCACTGCAACTGCCGCTCGAAGACACCAAGTGCAAGAGATTAACGGCCGCTATCCCGCGTCTCCCATTGTGGATGGTCTTCGACATCTTAGAGAAACACTTGAGCGCCACCGTCCCGTCCTTACTATCGCCCTCGGGAACACTCCGATGTGGGCGCTGGCAGGTCAAACAGGGATCACTAAATGGCGAGGTTCGATACTCGATACTCCCACTGGAAAAGTGATCCCGACGTTTCATCCCGCCGACGTTCTCCGCGCCTGGACCCATCGCCCAATCGTAGTGCAAGACCTACGACGCGCCGCTCGCGAGTCTCACTTCCGCGAAGTACGTCGCCCTGCATGGGAGTTTGTCGTTGAGCCATCATTGGAGGACATGAATGACTGGTTCCGAGAATATCTTAGAGATGCGGATCGCCCGTGTGTGTGTGACACGGAAGGTTGGGGACGAGTGGATTGCATCGGATTTGCCGCTGACCCCCTCCACGCTATTTGCGTTCCGTTTACTCATCCAACAGATAGCGAACGCGTCTCCTACTGGCCTACGCTCGAAGACGAGTTCACAGCGACTCAGGCCTGTCGCACCGTCCTCTCCTCTCGCCCCATCACGTTCCACAACGCCATCTGGGACTGCCAAGTGATCGCCCGCTGCTGGGCGCTCCTCCCTCGTCTCCACTCCGACACACAGGTCGCCCAACATGTTGCGTTCCCGGGCCTACTCGGTGGCAAGATTGATCCGGTTACGGGCAAGGTTGATAAGAAAGGAAGTTCACTATCTCTATCCTTCATTGCGTCAATGTACTGTGACTATTACCGTTACTGGAAAGATGACGGCCGCACGTTCGATCCAGATATCGGCGACGCGCGAACCTACTGGCGCTACAACTGTGAGGACTGTGTTCGCACAGCTGAGTGCGCCGAAGTCCTCTCCGACGTAATCGACCGCGCCAGTCTTCGCGACCAGTTCGACTTCGAGATGTCGCTGTTCGCGCCTGTCCTCTCGATGATGTTCCGCGGACTCCGCTACGATGCCGCAGGCGCAGCCCACGCGCAGCGCCGCCTTGAGCACGACGCCCTCGCTCTTCGTGAGTGGCTCAACGTCGCGACCGGCTGCGACTTCAATCCCGACTCCACGCCCCAAATGCGTGCGCTCTTCCACGACGACCTCTGCCTCCCCCCGATCAAGAACCGGAAGACGGGAGCGATCTCGCTCGACGACACCGCACTCTCCACACACGCCCGTCGCACTCCTCTCATCGCCCCTCTCATCGCTCAAATCCAGAACTACCGTACTCTCGACACGCTCCGCGGCTCACTCGACGCGCGCCCTTCGCTCGACGGCCGTATGCGCCACGCGTTCAACATTGCGTTCGTCGAGACATTTCGCTTCTCCTCCAACGAGACTGCGTTCGGCGAAGGCGGCAACCTCCAGAACATCAAGCGACCTGACGGAGACTAATCCGCATGACTGGCACCCGACTGAACGACTGCACCCCCACGCCTGACGAACAGGCGAAGTACACGATCTCCGACACCGAGCGCGAGGCGCAGATACGACGCAATCATTCTCTGGCTGAGTTCAAGAACGGCTGGGGAGAGAGCAAAACCGGCTACAAGGACGGCCTTGCCTACGACCACTGGAAAGAGAAGGACGACCTATTTCATCTCCTCGACGAGGCCCGCGCCGAGATCGCCCGGCTACGCGCCCCGCCCGAGGCCGACGTGATGGAGATTGCATGGGTTACGCTGGGTTACACAGCCGATCCGGCTTGGATCATTAACGATCCGCAACGGTTCCCCGATGTTCATGCGGTCGCCCGCGCCCTCACCGCCTACGGCGACCAGCGCGCCCGCGAGGCCGAGGCAGCTATGCGGGATAAGCTGTTAGATCATGCCGATGCGTGTGTCCGCGAGGCCCGCGCGGCGGCGTTCGAGGAGGCGGCGCAGATTGCAAATGACCAAACCAGCGATGACCCTCAACCGGGCGACTGGAACGATGCGTGTTCGCATATACGTGACGCGCTCCGCGCCCTCGACGCCCCGCCGCAGTCACAGGAGTAACCCCATCCCATGTCTCTCGACCCCACCAACTACCTCCGCGTCATCTCCGACGCGTTCACTCCCGTCCGTGACCAGTCTGGCCGTCTCCTCGGGTGTATTCCACGCGTCTCCGACGACGCCGTGTTCGCTGGACCTTTCCCCCTTATGATCGCTGCGCAAGCGTGCGCTGTTGTCGCTCTCGACCAGCCCGGCACTCCTCCAATCACGACCCTCCCCGGCTTCGTCGCGTTCGACGACCGTGACGCCGATCTTGCCACGCCTGTCGGCGAAGACGACCCCGCACAAGGAATGTAACATGGGAACTAAACTCTCTCCTGGCAAGTTCGACTGTTATTCTGCGGCGGCCCCTGACGAACCGATGTTCGTGCTCCTCGCGCGCGACAAGCACGCTCCAATCGTTATCGCTATCTGGGCTTCGCTTCGAGAAGCCGAAGGTGAGTCTCCCGAGAAAGTCGAAGAAGCTCGCTGCTGCGCAGACGCAATGATAACGTGGGCAATGGAGCACGGGAAATTCTCTACCGTTCCTCTCGAAGCTCTCAACTACGCCCGCAAGCGGCGTGAGGAACTTCTCGCTTTATCCAAAGAGGACTAACCCAATGCTCCTCTTCATCGACACAGAGACTTCCGGTCTCCCCGACTTCACTCTCCCACTCATTCACCCCTCCCAACCCCGCGTCGTCCAACTCGCAGCGTGGCTTGGCGAGTGGGAGGAGAAGGTGCAAATGCTCGACGAAGAACTCGGCATAGTAACGCATGAGCTTCGTCACCACGCCTCCCTCAACGCCATCATCCGTCCCGCTCCTGGCGCTACTATCCACCCTCGCGCCGAAGCTGTCCACGGTATCTCGCTCGAACGCGCTCGCGCAGTCGGCGAAGACCTCGGCGACGTTCTCCGTCGTCTCTACGAGCTCGTCACACTCGCCTCTGCTGACCCCACCTCCACTCTCGTCGCTCACAATCTCCCTTTCGACAACAACATGCTGCTGATCGAGTCGGCGCACGCCGGGTTTGACCCTACGCCGCTCTCCTATCTCCGTCCCTTCTGCACGATGCGCGCACTCACCGACCGTATGCGTCTGCCCGGCCGCTTCCCCGGGCGCTATAAGTGGCCCAACCTCGCCGAGGCCCATCGCTTCTGTCTCGGTCGCGACTTCGACGACGCTCACTCCGCGATGGGCGACGTGCTCGCGTGCCGCGACATCTACGTCCACGGACGGACGGAAGGATGGTGGCCGTGACTGATCCCTACGCTCTCCATCTCCCCAACCTACGCGCCCTCTATCTCCCCGACCCCGGCCACGTACTCGTCGAAGCTGATCTCAGCGCCGCCGACGCCCAAGTCATCGCGTGGGAGGCCGGTGCCACTCGTCTCAAGGACGCACTCCGTAATGACTCCGACCTCCACACTCCCAACGCTTATCACTTGTACGCTGAGACATACGCCAACGGAGGCTTTCATCGTGTGCGGGAGATCGGCCATCCTCGTAGCACAATGCATACAAATGGGATGTCCTATCGCGATAATTCTAAACGCTGGCAACATGCAACGAACTTCGCTGGACGTGCGCGCACTGTGGCGTCCGCTATAGTCCTCCCCGAAGATCACGTCGCCTCGTGCCAGCACTGGTGGACTCGCGTAGAGAACCCCGAGATCGGCGCACTACACGACCGT